ATGCACCGGTAGCAGTAGATGAACCAACAACACCTGCAACAGGAACAATGGAAGAGAAAGCACCAAAGAGAGTTATCAAGTCTCAAGTTGAGGAGCATATCTTCTCTTTAGAACTTGAAGGATTCGAATCAATAAAGGTAGATTTCAGTTCTATGTTTAAGTCATTAGTTGATGAGAACAAAGCATTGAAAGACATCAACAAAGAAATGTTTGGGATTGTTAAGGCAATCTCTAATGAACCATCAGTAGCACCAACAGAAAAGGTTAATAAGCCATTCTCTGTGAAGGAACAAAGATCATCTTTCAAAGCTGATATATTACGAATTGAAAAAGAATTAAACAAATAAATATTAACTAAATAAATTTAAAGAAATGGCTGGATTTACAGTAACAGACTTAACTGACTACGTTAGAGAAAACGCAGACAGAATTTACACAGCAGCAATTACACAAGCTGCAACATTACAATATCCTGGTATCAATATCATCGCAGGTATTAAGAATGCTGAATCAATTATGAACTTTACAAATACTGCTCCTTTTCAAGCAGGTGGTGTATGTTCTTTTAACGCATCAGGTTCTTCAGTATTTTCTGATCGTGTATTGACAGTAACTAAATTAAAATGGCAAGATACTTTCTGTCCTGAGACATTAGAGAGCAAGTTTTTATCTACGAAATTAATCGCAGGTTCTAACTATGATTCTTTGCCTTTCGAACAGTTAATCGTTGATCAAGTTGTTAAAAACATTACTTCCGGTATGGAGCAATTAGTATGGCAAGGTGACACTACTTCAACAGGTAATCAAGTATTGAAGCAAATGAATGGTTGGTTGAAAGTAATCGATGCAGCATCTCCAGTGTACGCAACAGCAACAGCAGCTATCACTACTGCAAATGTTATTGCTATCTTTGATGATGTTTATGCTAAGATTCCCGTAGCTTTATTGGCTCGCCCTGAGTATCCATTAGTAGCATTTACAGGTTGGGATACATTCCGTAAGTTAATCATCGCTCTTAAAGATGCTGATAATTTTAACTTCAATGTAAACACTACTGATGCTTACAAGACTGGCGAGATTACATTACCAGGTAGCGGATTGATGGTGAAAGCTGTGCATGGTTTGAATACTATTGCAACATCTCAAGCTAAATACAATGATCGTATCGTTTGTACTTATCCTCAAAACTTAGTATACGGAACTGACTTAGCTAACGAATATGAAGAAGCTAAATTCTGGTATTCAGCAGATGATCAGAACGTAAAAGGTTCTATCAAGTGGAAATCAGGATGTGAGATTAACTTTGGATCAGAAATCGTGACTTACAAAAATTCTTAATTAATCGGGAGAGGGTAATACCTCTCCCTTAAATACTTATAACAAATGGCTTGTATAATAATTAACGGAGTAGAAATCGATTGTGCTGATGCAATTGGTGGAGTAGCTGAGATTTATCTCACCGAGTACACCAATGTTCCTCAAGGGAATATCACAGCGACATCAGGAGTTATTACTGCAATGACTTGTTCAAGTGGTAAAAAGTTTTGGACATTCCAATTGGATAAAGAGAATGGTCAATTCATGTCTACACCTCAAAGAAGTGTTGAGAATGGTACATTATTTTATGACCAATCTGTTACATTTACATTGAAAGGTAAGATGACTGCTGCAAGAAGAAACGCATTGCATATCTTATTACAGAATCGTTTAATGGTTATCGTTAAAGATAACAATGGACTTTATCAATTGATGGGACAAGTTTACGGAGCGGATGTAACAGGTGCAGAAGGAACAACAGGAAAAGCATTCGGAGATATGTCGGGTTATACATTGACAATCACTGGTAAAGAGAAAGATCCTGCTAACTTTGTAACTGCAGCATTGCTAACAACATTAACAGTACCTGCTTAACCTTTTTATTTCATAGTTTTTAGGTTTAGAAAAAGAGGAGTGAATCGAAAGGTTCGCTCTTTTTTTTTACACAAAATCGTATTTTCTTATACTTATTTATGATGTTTGTAATCAGAAAGAATACTAATACTAATTTAATCTGCACATTGCAGGAGAAAGTGACTTTAACAAGTCCTTACTATTTGTTTGTGTTTACTAATGATGTAACCGATGAAAGTGTTACTTTCTTACAGTCAAACATCAGTACTCACCAGGAGAGATATGATGAGTTCATACTAACAGAAACAAGCGGAACAATAAACTACTCAAGTGGAACAATTGAATTGTTACCATTGGGCAGTTGGACTTATAAGATATACGAACAAGCATCAAGCACCAATCTGATTGAAGCTAATGCAGGTAATTTATTAGAGATAGGAATGGCTAAGGTAATCGGAACAAACGAATCTTATAGCACCTATAATGGTCAGGATATAACATATAAAGTACATGAGCGAAACCAGTAACGTATTATACATAAAGTTTGAGAATCATAAAGTTCCCGAATTTAAAGAGGTAAAAAATAAGGAGTATATCTACTTTGGTGAGGATAATAACTATCCCGATTACCTTATAGAGTTATATCTAAGATGTGCTAAACACAATGCTATTATCAATGGTAAGACTAACTACATCTATGGTGGTGGTTTAGTGACTGATGATAAGACCTCAACAGTAAGTCAGAAAGCAATTACTCAGAAGTTTATTAATAAGCTGAAACCTTTCATCAATGACATGATTAAAGACTTTGAGTTATTTAATTCGATTGCAATCGAAATAATCTATGATAAATTGGGGAATGAAATCGCAGATTTCGCATATATGCCCATCAGTAAGATCAGAACCAATGCAGATGAATCTCTATACTTCTATTCAAACGATTGGAAACAATCCAAACAGACAGAAGAAAAAACGGGATTCAAAGAGTTAGCACCATTCGATTATGAGAACAAAGTAAAGGGAAGTCAGTTGTTCGTGTTTAAGCTGAAGTCACCTAAGAATGGAGTTGATAAGAACGTATATGGTATTCCGAATTATATCGGAGCAACATCTGCAATAGAGACAGACATTGAGATATCTAACTTCCATTTGAATAACATTAAATCGGGATTCAGTATGGGGCAGATAATCTCGTTCAACAATGGAGTTCCTCCAACAGAAGAGGCAAAGAAGCAGATTGAAAGACAGATAAAGCAGAAAGCTACCGGAACAGATAAAGCAGGTGGACTTGTGATTACGTTTAATGCATCTCAAGACAATGCACCTACAATACAGTCATTCAGTCCTAATGATTTAGATAAGCAGTTCATTGAGATAGGTAAACGAGTTGATCAGGAGATATTCACATCTCACAACATTGTTAGTCCAGTATTATTCGGAGTAGCAACGGAGGGAGCATTAGGGCAAAGGAATGAGATGTTAGATGCGTATGAGTTGTTTCAATCTACATACATTTCTATTAGACAAGCAATATTAGAGGATATTATTAATCAGTTCTCTTCATTCTTTGGAATTGCTAACTATATCTACTTTAAGAAATCAACACCGATAAAATCATTACTACCTGATAGCATTATTCAGAAGGTATACGATGCATATCCAGTTGAGCAGATCATCGATATGATGGGATTGCCACAGATTGATAATAGTTATAAAGTAGGATTATCTGCTGAAAAAAAAAAGTGTGAACATCAATGGTTCGATAACATCGGAATAAAGGCATCAGATTGCACCATCTTATACGAGAGAGATTACGAAGGACAGAGCGATGAGGATTGTATTGAGACATTTAAAAAGGAGAAATTTGCTGAAGAATTACTGACTAATGAGAAAGCTATTATAGACCTTTTAAGCAAGGATGTATTAACGCCAAGCGAGAGTATCGCAAAAGTATTAAAGATTAGCACAGCAGAAGTAAATGACATCATTACATCATTAGTTGAGAGGGGTTATTTAAGTTCGGGAAGTGAACCAACGAAGAAGGGCGAGAAAGCAAGTGAAGATTCAAAGACTGACAATATCGAAGTTAAGTATCGTTATGGATGGAGAGCAGGATTCGATGCAACAGACAAAAAGAATAGCAGAGAGTTTTGTGTTGATTTATTAAACAAAGATAAGTTATACTCACGATCAGAGATTGAAACATTAAACAATGAGCAAGGATTAGATGTGTGGGAATCGAGAGGTGGATGGTGGAATAAGGGTGCAGTAAGTGTTCCGTATTGTAGACACATTTGGAAACAAGTAGTAATAAAAACAAATTAAAATGGCAGAAATATTATTTATATCAGAGCAGTACATTAAAGATACATCCTATATCGATGAGAATGTAGACATCAAGTTATTGCGTTCAAGTATCTTAGAGACACAAGATATCCGTATCTTATCTATATTAGGCACAGCTTTATACAATGACTTAAAGAGTAAGATCTCAAATAACACAGTCAATTCGACTACTGGTTATAAGACCTTATTAGATACCTATGTATCACCTGCTTTAAAGTATTGGGTGTTACATGATGGAGCGTATATTCTTCAGTATAAGATCATGAACAAAGGAGTAGTTACTCGCAGTTCTGAGAATGCTGAGACAATCGGAGTAGCTGAGTTAGATAGATTAATGGCATTCTTTAAGGATAGAGCAGAGTTCTATTCTGATCGTATTACCAGGTTCTTATTAGAAAACGATACTACCTATCCATTATACAATGATGCAGGGAATGGTATCGATACAGTTCAACCAGTGGTTAATAATTTTACTCAAGGGTGGTTCTTAGGGGATAGTGGTAATACTTATGGATTAGATATTGATTATGGTAAACTTAATAACTGTTAGATGAAACGAGACATATCTAAAAAAGTAGAACAAAAAGTTAAGGACTATTTTATAAAGAAAAAGAATGACATTAAATCAAATAGTTCAGCAGCTTCAAGAAATAGCAAATAATCACCTCCAGGTTAATACATGGGGATTTGGTGACATTTGGGAGATAGCTGCAAGTGGTGACATTCAGTATCCATTAAATTGGGTAACATTAGAAGGAGTGGATGTAAGTACATCTGCAAAGACTGAGACTTATAAGTTCTCTTTGTTGTTTATGGATGCTGTGAAGAATGGCGAAGTGAACGAGACAGAGGTACTATCTGATCAGTTAAGTATTGCAAAGGATTTCTTAGCACAATTAAAGCATCCTTCATACGATTGGAACTTTCAGGATAACGTAAGTACGTTGGAAGATTTCACAGAGAGATTCGTAGATAGTGTATCGGGATGGAAGATGAGTATAGCTTTCGTTCTGCCATTCACAAGTGATCGATGTGCAATGCCATATGTAGGTAATGTATCACCGAGTGCTGTCTGTCCAGTTGTAACGATATACAGTTCAACCGGAACAATTATAACAACAGTAGCAGCAGGAGGAAGTTATACAACAACAGCAGGAAGCTGCTCAGGAACATATGAAATCTATGTGAACGGGGTATTGAATCAGAGTGGATCATCGACAAATTTTGCAACAGAAACATTTAATATAACTGCATAATGGCATTAACAATAAATCTAACAGGAGTAGAGGCAACATCAAACAAAGATACCGATGGTACACTTGCTTTAAATAGTGATACCAAATACCCTTCACAAAAAGCAGTAAAGACTTATGCAGATACAAAACAAGCTGCATTGGGTTATACTGCCGAGAATACAGCGAACAAAAATGCAACAGGAGGGTATGTAGGATTAACTTTGTTCAAGATTAATTTTAAGAATACTCTTAACACTTTTACTTCATTCTTTACTAATTCAAACACAGCAGCAAGAACATACACCTTTAAAGATGCTGATGGAACAATAGCATTTACTTCTGACATAACAGGAACTAATTCAGGAACTAATACTGGCGATGAAACAGCAGCAAGGATAGGTACATTGATTAACGGTTCAAGTGCAGCAATACCGAATGATGCAGATTTAGTGGCAACAGCCGACAGTTCTGTATTAAAAAAGATTACTTGGACAAATGTAAAAACATTCTTAAAGACTTATTTTGATTCTATTTATCAAGCTATTTTAACAGCAGCCAATGTCCATACTTTTGTTGATACTTTAACAGCAATGACTACACCTGTTGATGCTGATAGAATGATTATTGTTGATAATTCTGCTTCACTTGCAAAAAAAATAACTTGGGCAAATATTAAAGCTACTTTGAAAAGTTATTTTGATACTATTTATGCAACATTAGCATCTCCGACATTTACGGGTACAGTTACATCTCCTGCAATAGTTTTAAGTTCAGAGACAGCAAGTACAATTGCTTCATTTGATGCAAGTAAAAATGTAAAAAGTTTAGATACTGCAACCTATCCAACACTAACTGAATTAAGTTATGTAAAAGGAGTAACGCAAAGTATTCAACCATTATTAACAAATACAAGAACAAGAAAAGTAGCAGTACAGAGTAACACCGATGCATCAACAAGTGCAACAACAGCAGAGACAGTATTAAAGACTTTATTAGTTCCTACATTGGGAGCGAACACTACGTTAAAAATAATGTCTCAATGTGGGAAGGTGGGAACGGGTTCGAATGCAGTTTTCAAAATGTACTATAATACTACAGCAGATTTAAGTGGCTCACCAGTTCAGATTGCATTAAGTAACTTTATTGCAGCTTCTTTGTTTGCTCCATTTAATCGTGATATAACAAACAAAAATTCAGTAACTGCAAATTCAGTATTTCCTGCTACATCATCTTCTGCTACCGAAGCATTAGCATCAGTAGCAAGAACAGATTTAAATATTGATTTAAGTGGAAAGTACATTGTAATTACGGGTAAAGCAGGAGTAGGTGGTGATTCAGTCAGAGTAGATAATGCACGTTTATTAATTGAGGAATAATGATAACAATTAAAGCAGTAAAAAATACTATAAAAAGTATTGATGAAAAAGGAAACGCAATAGAAAACATTGTTGTTTATCCTGAAAGAGAACTAACCGAAAAAGAAAAAGCAACCATTGTCAGTGTAGATTGTGATGGCGAAAATTATATTTATTTAACTTAAAAACATCTCTCCATTATGACTAAATTATTAGATTATTTTGATGTACCAGTATTACATTTTATTGCAATAGCAATTACATTTACGGACATAGAAAATGCTTTAAAATTACTTTCATTATGTTTAGCCATTGGCTATACTGTTTGGAAATGGAGAAGTGAATTTCTAAAGAAGGGCAAATGAAAAAGAAAACTGAATCCGTTATAACCATAACGAAGGCGAAGAAAAAAGGTGTAGCAAAGAAGCATCCCAATAAAAAAGAAAGCAATAAACCATACAAGGCACAAGGTAGATAATGGAATTAACATTAGAAAGAGAAATATTAGAAGAAGGTTTCACATTAGGTAAAATGCTAATCGATAAACAATTCTTTTGTTATACAGTAGAAGATAAAGTAAGACCTGAAAAGATTAAAGCTGTAACTGCTATCCCATACGGTAGGTATAAAGTTATCGTAAATATGTCTAATCGATTTAAAAAGAATATGCCATTATTATTAGACGTTCCATTTTTTGAAGGTGTGAGAATACACTCAGGAAATACAGCATTAGATACTGAAGGGTGTGTTATTGTTGGAATGGTAAGAACTGAAAACGGAGTAGGAATGAGCCGAATAGCATTTACTAAATTGATGGAAAAGCTAAAAGGTCAAAATAATATCTATCTTACAATAAAATAAAAAAGCTAATAACAATTACCATAAAGTTATCCCATTAGGAAACCTGTTAATTCAGGTACTTGCTTTAATAATAGAAAAGTCAAAGATATGGAAAAACTTAGGGAAATAATCAACAATCTTTTAGATTCTTTTAAAACAAATGCAAACGGATTTTCTGCTCGTAAGATTTCTGCTTTTGTCATTATCGTTATGGTTGTAGTTCTACATATCAAATGGTTTCAGAGTGATAAGTGGGAATATGTGGGTGAGATATTGGCATTAGATTTCGCTTTTGTTTCTGTAGCTTTGGGAATGACCACATACGAAGCAATAAAGAAAAACAATCAACCAAAGGAA